GATTTGTTCCATAATTTGATCTTCATTTTCAGCACATAGCCAAGGAACAATATCAATAGGAACACCATCAAAGTCTTTTGTAATAAACTCATCATAAATGGTGATGTTATCATATTCATTTAATAAAAGTTTTGATGAGTTGACTTCTAATGTATTACGGTAACTAATATCATGGTTACCTAATATTGAATAGAATGTAATGTTGTTTTCTTTTAATTTGTCAAAGAAATATTTTCGACAAAGGTGTAATGTATTAAAATTAATAAATTTACGGCGATCAAACAGGTCTCCCATTTGAAAGATGGTATCAATATTATTTTCTTTTAGATATGGAAAGAATATCTCATCATAAAACTTTTCATAGTGTTTATGAAAGATAAGAGAATCACCACGCATACCAAAATGCGTGTCACCAAGAATACATAATTTCATATTATATTTGTTTTGTAAATTTTTCTATTTGATCTTTAATGTGGAGCTTTTCTTGTTTCATTTTATGTAAAGATGAATCATCAAGATATAATGAATACCCTATTTTTATTTTTTCATCAAGGTCTCGATGTCTTGCTTTTAATGCTTCTATTTTATCTTGTATCATTAAAATGCCCTTTCATAAACAGGAATTGTTTCACATATATCTTCGTGGTTTTTATATTCACAATCTTTTAAGAATATACCACCACACGAGCATAGTGTAACACATAACAACAATATAAGAGGCAATGATTTACTCATCTATGAATTTATCAAGGCCTTTTATTTTAGCATCTTTTTTCTTTTGTTTTGATTCTTCAAAGTTTTGAATAAACTCGGAAATGTTATCATATAATTCAAACTGTCTTGTATTACCATTTTCGTCTTCAAAAACTTCAAACTCATCTAAAATGCCAATTTGTTCTGTTGCTTTATATTTGACATAGAGTTGTTTCTTTTCTCTGGTGATTCTACGGAGAAAAGCATAGTAGATAATCTGTGTAAAATATGCAAAAGGATTCTTTGATTTTTCTGGATTGAAATTACGAAAATACATCATACAGTTTTCAATACCATCAGCAATCATCTCATCTCTAAATGAATATGATACAAAGTTTGGTTTGCGTGATAGGTGGTCTGCAATTTTAAGAAAGCATTCACCCACATAATTTGGAATTTGTGGTTGTGGTTTGCCAGCCTTATCAGCGGCTTCACAATTCTTTTTATATTCAATCAGTGCAGCTAAAAAATCTGCATTGTTGACATAGTGTTTTTCTCTTTTTGCCATAATATACCTTCTTTCAATATTGCCTAGTTTAGGCCTTGACAATCTTTATTTTTACCATTATAATACTGGTGTCAGTTGCGAGGTTAGGACCTCCTGGATCCTATCTAATAACACTAACACTCTCTTTCTATAATCAAATCCTAACATTGATGCTTTCTGACCGTCTTTATGAGGAGGCGTTCTACCTTGAGAATAGTATTGATCTTCAGTTAAATCAATTATATTATTATCTGTATCTATGCACCACCAATGCCAAATACCTTCATCATCTAAAGCACGATTTAATTTTAATTGTTTTGTTCCAAAGACCTTTTGTAAACAAGCAGAAGCTGTATGACAATGACCAAACATAGGATTGGCTTTGTTTCGTTCTACCCATTTTTTAGGTAATAAGTCTGGTGTTAAATTATCTATAATAATTTGTTTTACCATTTTCAAGTTGTTTTCATTATATTCAAGTGTCATTAATGTAAGTGTTTCTTATCAGTTGGTGTCTCTAAACTATTTAGTAAGTCGTCCACAGTCTCATCTTCATCATAGCGTTCTTCATAATCAGAATTGTTTTCCAAAAAGGTATCAAGGTAATCTTGAGTTGCTGAAGCGTTATATTCATTTAAAGAGAAATCTGATTTTTCAATATCTTCATTTGTTTCACCAACTCTTGTTAAATAATACTCAACTAAACTATCTCTTGGATTTACAGTTGTAACTATTTCTGAATTGTTTATACTAGCTATATTATCACTTATTACTTCAACTGGCAACCATGGTGACATCATCATTACCGATCCTGTTGGCGTTCTGCGTACCATAACAACCATTGGATTGTTCAAAATGGTATAATCACCATCAGAGATTATATCAGCAATAATATCTTCACCTGATTGAAGGCGAATAACTTTTATGCTGAGTTCTTCATCCATTTTTGAGTTCGATATTGTAGAACTTGTATTTGAATTTTTCTTCATCGTATATTTTCATTCTTTCGATAAAATGTTTGAGTGTATAGTTTGTATGTTTACCAACTCTAAAATCATCTGCAATATCAAATAATGTGGCAACTTCTTTGTTATCACCTACTCTAAGACCTCTACCAATTGATTGTAAATTTCTTATTCGTGATTTGCTTGGTGATGCGAAGATAATGTTGTGTAAGTTCCTTATATTTATTCCTGTGGAGAAAGTACCATATGATGCTACAATGATAGCATCTTTTTCTTTTTCAGTAATAGAGCGAATTGCTTCACGAGCTTCGGTATCGGTTCCGCCAAATACAAAAAAAGTTTTTCGTTTTTTTGCCTTCTCCTTAATTATTTCATAAAGAGATTTACCATGTTTTTCAACAAATTGAAATAATATCAGTGTATTACCTTTGAGTGATAAAGTAAGATTTCTTATAAAATCATTTCGTGCTTTGTTTTGCACAATATAATCCATCTCAGTATTATAATCCCAATCTCTCGCTGTTTTACAAGTAACCTCAGGATATTTTAACACTAAACATTTAATTTGAAACTCAGCTAAATGTTTTTGTTCAATCAGTTCAGATGTTGTTGTAGCACGATAAACAGGTCCAAATAATCCTTCTAATACTAAACGATGTGTTTGTGTGCCATCTAATGTGCCTGTTGTTCCTATTCTATAATCAGCATGAATACAACCTGACATAATTGTAGTCAATGATTTAGCTTTGAATTGGTGTGCTTCGTCACCTAGAACAAAATTAAACTGTTCAAAGTAATCAGGTGGATTTTTGTAGATTGATTGCCATGTTGTAATTGTTAAAAAGTTATTTGTGTGTTTGTCTTTACCTGAGTATTGGCGATGACAGTATTTTTCAGAATCATACCCATAAGATTTAAAATCTGAATACATTTGTTCAACCAAGGAAGTCGTTGGAACGATTAGGAGACCTTTTTTATACTCAGATTCTTGGAGATATCTAACGATCAAGTATAATATTAAAGACTTACCGGACGCAGTTGGAGAGAGTAGGAGAACCCTTTTATTGCGTATTGCTGTGATAAAAGACTTAAGTTGATAATCTCTAACTTCAAATGGTAAATTCAATGTATCAGCAAATTCTTTTGCTTCAACCACAGAAAATACTTCTGTTGAATCAACATTTTTATCTATTTCTAATTTATAATCTCGTTCTTCACAAAACTTTTTTATGTATGGTGTTAGACCATGATAGATGGTAAAGTTTCTTAAATCTAATAATCTTATGCGACCATCCCACATTCTACTTTTATAAGCTGGTGTAAATTGATAACCCGGCACAAAGAAAGTAAAATACTCGGACATTTCTTGAGCAAAATGTCGTTCACATTCTAACTGTAAAAACGATTCGTTTTGTTTATGAAGAACAATATCAGCCATTATACACCTTGAATGAATTTCTCCCAATCAATAAATGACCTAAGTTCCCATGTTCGATTGTTTAGTTCTTTGATAATCGCTTGACACACTTCTACAATTTCATTGTGTAATGTCAATGCCGCTTTTTGTTTATTGATATCATCATCACTATCCAAATATGTGGTCAGTTCTGCCTTAAGAACATAAGGAAAAGGTTCCCAACCATATTTCTTTAAATCATCATCGTCTAATTTACCAGTATAATATTCCCATTTTAATCTGCGAATTTTATTTAATTTAAATTCAGTTTCTTTGGCCAGTAAACGATGTCTGGATAATATGTTGATGTATTTACTGTGAAGTTTTGGTATATTAGTAAGTTCTTTACCAGGTTCGGTTCGATCAATGTCCGAATCCTTTCTCCACATTTCTAATAATTCTTCTAATTGTTTCATAAGTTAAAGTCCTCCAATATTGGAGTATATGTCAAAGGCAACAAAAAGTCAAGCGTTTTTAATAAACTTTTTCGATATCGTAGTAAGTGTACCTGAATGTAGCGTCTGCTGTAATCAGTGTATCTGGACTATCGGTAGATGACATAATAAAGGTTGAGAGTGTTGTTGGAAAACACTCATAAAATTTAAATCTCACATAAGGTTGATTTGATGAAGATAACATGGTCAATGTAGCATCGCTGTATTGTGGTTTTTTTGTTTGTGTTCTTGTAACAGCTTTGTTTAATCTACCTAAAGTTCTATAATCTTCATAGTCTTCTGGAAAGGTCATAGCACGAATCCAATCGTGACACTCTAACCATGATGTAAGTTTTTCGTCAATCAAAAATGTAACATTCAATAAATCGTAAATGGCTTTATCACCAGGTGCAAAGATGTCCACAAAAGGTGTCATTTGTGGAGTTTCAGACATAGAGATGCCTGGTACCGAAACTGATTGACAGAAGTATTGCATATTAGGCATACGACTGAAATTCAGTATATACTTATTCGGTTGTAAAAAGTTTGGATTACTAGGGTTTCTATCAGTAACAGCCATTTAGATGTTCCATATAATGTTATTGCTTATTTATATGCTAAAAAAAAGAGGTACCGAAGTACCTCTCTTTTTCGAGAAACTATTGTTTCTAACTACTATTACATTAAGTTAGCAACTTTAAATGCACGGTAGTAGTTGTTTGATAGGCCTGTTAAAGCGCCAGATCCAACATTAGTACCTTCTGCGAATGGGTTAGCAACTAAACCGTAACGAGTTTTGAAGCCAATTTTCGGTTGGAAAGTACCTGTATCAACTGCACGAACCATTTGTAATGGAACATATGGGCAGTAGAATAGACCAGCGTCATAAGCGTTAGAACCTTTATAACCTACAACTGCAAATTCTTTAGATGCAGATACAGGTGCATATGGATCAACATAAACTTTCATACGACCGAATAATGTACCAGCAAATGTATTGCCTGTATCATCAACTTGTAAGTTTGTTTGACCTTGTAATGCTGGGTTGTAATCTAAAAGACCTGCCATTGCAAGAGCAGAAGCAACGTCTGATGAACAGATTACGATGTTACCTTTTCCTCTACGAGTAAGTTTAGCGATAGTATTCGCTTCTCTTTCTAGTTGGAAAGCAAGACCTTTAATTTTTTCAACCATCCAACGACCGTTTGAATCAGTGTCTAAATCAAACTGACCTTTAGCTGTTGTGC